AAAAAAGAAGAAAGCAAACTACCAGCGCTAAATCTAGAGACCATGGAATTGGACGCGTCTAGCGGCCTTGAAAATATCTCACAAGATGATTTAGCAACACCAAGATTAAAAGTCTTGATGCAGCTCTCTCCTGAATTGGAAGAGTTAGAAGGCGCAAAAGCTGGCATGATCTTTAATACAGTTACAAGTGAATTGTATGATGGATCAAAAGGCATACGCGTTTTACCTTGTGCGTATCAACGTCAATACGTTGAGTGGGCTGATAGAGGACAAGGATCGGGTGCACCGATAAATGTCTTTGATGCTTCTAGTGATGTCTTAACCAAAACAACCAGAGACGACAATAATAAAGATCGACTCTCAAATGGTAATTATGTCGAAACTTGCGGTAATCATTATGTGTTATTGATAACAGATGAGGGTGATGCAACTCCGGCATTGATTACTATGAAAGCTACTCAGTTAAAGAAGAGTAGAAAATGGAACTCGATGTTACTAAATCTAAAACTAAAAGGTAAGAACGGTTTATTTACTCCTCCGTCTTACAGTCATTACTATCGTTTAAAAACAGTCAAAGAGGGTAATGATAAAGGTAATTGGTATGGGTGGGAGATCTCAAGAGAAGATCAACTACAAGATACTAATTATTACTCCATGGCTAAGACTTTTGCTGAAAGCGTAAGCAAAGGTGAAGTCAAAGTCAAATATGAACAGGAAACTGCTACAGAAGACCAGAAGGTTCCTTTCTAAATATACAGGGGCGGGCAACCGCCCCTTTTTAATATGGACGATAAAGTAAAAAAATTTAAAAGTATCTTTTACGGATTGGACAGAGCGTATGGACAATATGTCAGTGACGGACAGTCTGTTAATGGTAAGGCATCTGGTAAGGCTTTTATATTAAAACAACCCGTGACCGATCAATTATGGGTTGATCACATCAATGGTAAAGACCCTAGTCTAGGTATTATACCTATTAGAGATGATTCAAGTTGTATATGGGGTTGTATCGACATAGACACATATCCTTTAGATTTTAAAAAAATTATAGCTAAAATTAGAAAATTAGATTTACCTTTGGTCATGTGTAGATCAAAGAGTGGTGGCGCTCACATATTTTTATTTTTACGAGAGCCTACGCAAGCAAAGATTATTAGAGATAAATTAATAGAGTGGTCAGGACTAATCGGATATGCAAACTGTGAAGTCTTTCCTAAACAAATAGAGATTAGAGCAGATAGGGGAGATACTGGAAACTTTTTAAACTTACCTTATCATGGTGGTGATGATAGCATGCGACACGCATTTGATGATAACGGTTTATCAGTGACTCTTGATGAGTTTTTTCTCTTGTATGAAAAACATTGTGTCGGATTACAATATTTAAAAGATTTTAAACCAAAAGTAGAAAAACAAATAAATGATTTAGATGACGGTCCACCTTGTATAGCTACGTTAATGTCACAAGGTATACCTGAGGGTGGTAGAGATAACACTTTGTATCAGTATGCAGTTTACGCTAAAAGAAAATGGCCTGAACAATGGCAAGACAAAGTTGATGAGTTCAACCATAAGTATATGGAAAGACCTCTTAGTTCATCACAAGTTCAAAAGACAATTAATCAACATGAAAAAAAAGATTATCAATATAAGTGTAAAGACCAACCGATGTGTTCTGTATGTTCTCCGATACAATGCAGAGCAAAACAATATGGTATAGGAAACTCTTTTCAACATCAGGTTAGTGACTTAACAAAGTTTGAAAGCGATGAGTCCACTTGGTTTTTAAACATAGACGGAAGAAGATTAAAATTATCTACGGAGCAGTTGTATGATCAACACAGATTTAGAAAAGCTTGTTTGAATGAAATCAATATTTTACCTAATATTATGCGTCCACAAGATTGGGATAATAGAATACAATCCTTATTGCAGGTTGTAGAGGTTATACAAATGCCTCATGAGATAACAAAGACTGGTCGATTTGAAAATTTATTAGAAAGATTTTTAGAAGATCAAGGTGAAGCAGAACACATAGATGAGATAGAAATGGGTAAGGCTCTGTTTGAAGATAAAGAATATGTTGATATAATCAAAGAGAATGGAGTAGAAAAAGAAGTTAAGATACAAAAGATGACCGCTTTCTTTAGGTCAGATTGGCTGCAGAAGTTTTTAAAGAAGAATGACTTTAAAGATTTTAGTGCTACAGAGATGACTGCGCATATTAGAAATAAATTAGGTGGTGGGGATATACGACGTAAGGTAAAAAATAAAACTACTTATCTATGGTATCTGCCATGGCAAAAGAAAAATGATGATGAGTTTAAAACTCCTGACATGAGAGAAGAGGCTCCGTTTTGAGAAACATCATATTCGGACCACCAGGCACAGGCAAGACCACACACTTGCTCCGAATAGTTGAAAAAGAACTACGAGAAAATAAAGTATCTCCTAATAAAATAGCTTATCTAGCATTTACAAATCAAGCTGCTGATGAAGCTCTATCAAGAGCTATCTCTCAATTAAACTATAGCACAAAAGACTTTATGAACTTCAGGACGCTACATAGTCTGGCGTACAGAGAGTTACACTTAAAAGAAGAGAACATCATGAGTGATGAAGACTACAGAGTGGTCTCTGATAAACTACAAATTAATTTAAGTAATCCGAACAAGAACACCGAAACATACGGCGCTGGTTTTCCTGATGATGTGTTCATGAAAGTTATTGACGGTGCAAAAGTTAGAGGACTGACCACAGAAAATTTTTTTCATGATCCTACCGTAGGTCACTTGGAGGGTGGTTGGTTAAAATTAAAATACATAGACACGGCACTGAGTCAGTACAAAACAGAAAGAAATAAATTTGATTTGACTGATTTGATCGTTGAGTTTAATAAAAAACATTACGACACAGTTCCTCATTTTGATGTTGTCATTATAGATGAAGCACAAGATTTAAGTTGGTTGCAATGGAAAATGGTAGAAAGAATTATTGAAAATAGTAAAAGAGTCTACGTCGCTGGTGATGATGATCAAGCAATCTATCGTTGGGCCGGAGCTAGACCTGAATATTTAATTAACATGGAAGGTCAAAGAACAGTTTTAAATAAGTCTTATAGACTATCAAAGTTAATTCACCGTCATGCAAACAAATTAATTACGAGAATAACTGACCGAGTGGAAAAAGAATGGACGTCAAGAGACGATGAAGGTGAAGTTAATATTCATCCGATTGAACAATTACAAAAAATGAAAGAGGGTCAGTGGTTAATCTTAGCGCGAGATAGATACAGATTAGATAAGCTAGAAGATGATTTGAAAACATATGGTTATTACTACAAAAGAGGCGATAAAACTTCTATTAATAAAAAAATTCATGAAGCTATTGTAGGTTGGGAGGATTTACGAAAAGGTAAAGAAATAACTATCAAAGGAGTAAAAAGTTGCTATGCTTACATGAAGACAGGAGAAGGAGTTGACGCTGAACATAAGGGTATGAAGAAAGCAGATAAAGAAAAATTATACAATTACGAAACCTTAAAAAAAGATTTCGGACTTAAAATAGATAAAGAGTTACCATGGTTTAAAGCGTTGGTAAATATACCAGCGTCGAAGTCTATTTATGTCAGAGCAGTTTTACGTCGTGGTGAGAACATAAGACACGAACCACGGATCAAGTTATCGACAATACACGGATCAAAAGGTGGAGAGTCAGATAATGTTATGTTGCTAACAGACTTATCACGTAAAGCAGATGATGAGTATTGGAAGCATCGGGATTCTGAGCGACGAGTTTTTTACGTAGGAATGACACGCGCTAGAAATATATTAAACATAGTTCGATCACAATCGGACAGAGAATTTTCGGAGGCTTTTTAATGTCATTTGTAAACGTTGTGATAAAACAACTGGATATAACTATTAAACAGATTTCTAAAGTCAGAGCGGAGGGGACAAAACTTCGACGTGATGATTTAGATAAAGCCGTAAAGGTTCTAAAAAAAGATTTAGAGCAGTTACGGTTAGACTTACAACAACTAAAGGAGAAAGAAGATGCAAAGTGATAAATGCTTACAAGAAGCTCTTAGATTAGTAACAGGACCCAGAGCACATGACTATGGTGATAAAACTGTTACTCATTGTAATATTGCTGCTTTATGGAGCTCTTATCTAGGTAAAGATATTTCTGCTCATGACGTTGCGATGTGTATGCTATTATTAAAGGTGGCTAGAATAAAACACAAAGCAACTCCAGATTCTTACATAGATATTGCTGGTTATGCTGCAATAGCTGCTGAAATAGAAAAAGAGGACTAATGACTCAAATGCCTTTGTTTCAACCACCTAGCGAGTGGACGCCACCTGAGAGGGTGCCTGACTTATCAGAGGCAAAAGAAATAGCCATAGACTTAGAAACTTGTGACCCTAACATAAAGACTATCGGGCCAGGCTGGCCAAGGGGAGACGGTTTTATTGCGGGCGTTGCCATAGCCGTAGAAGGTTGGAAAGGATATTTTCCTATTCATCATGAAGGTGGTGGCAACTTTGATGAAAAAATTATTAAGCGTCAGATTAAAAAAATCATGGAGCTTCCTTGCGATAAGATATTTCACAACGCTTCTTATGATGTAGGGTGGCTTCGTTGGTGGGGTATTGAAGTTAAAGGTAAGATCATAGATACTTTAATTGCTGCCCCCCTCATAGATGAAAATAGGTTTCGATACTCTTTGAATGAGCTAGGCAAAGATTATTTAAAAGATACAAAGTCAGAGGGTTTGTTATATGAAGCTGCAAGAGAATGGGGTGTCGATGCTAAAGGCGAGATGTATAAATTACCGCCCATGTATGTGGGTCCTTATGCAGAACAAGACGCTGATCTGACGTTGAGATTATGGCAATACTTCAAAGTAGAATTAATTAAGCAAGAGTTATCGAGTATCTTTGATCTCGAAACACGGCTCTTTCCTTGTTTGTTAGATATGAAAACAAAGGGTGTGCGTGTCGATTTACAAAAAGCAAGTCACATCAAAGTAGATTTAAGTAAAAAAGAAAAAGATATTTTGTATCAAATTAAAAAAGATACAGGCATAGATGTCGATATATGGGCTGCCGTCAGTGTTGCTAAAGCATTTGATAAATTAAAAATAAAATATGAAAGAACTACTAAGTCAGGTCAACCTAAGTTTGATAAAAATTTTTTAACAACTCACAAACATCCTCTGGCACAAATGATCGTTCAGGCCAGAGAGTTTAATAAAGCACGCACTACATTCATTGATACGATACTTACACACGAACATAAAGGTCGTATACATGCAGATATCCATCAAATGCGTAGTGAGAGTGGAGGCACCGTTACAGGAAGGTTTAGTTACAGTAATCCTAATCTCCAGCAGATTCCAGCCAGAAACAAGGACATCGGACCCATGATCAGATCAATCTTTGTTCCCGATGAAAAATGTCAATGGGGTAGTTTTGATTACAGTCAACAAGAGCCAAGAGTGTTAGTTCACTTTGCTGCATTGACTGGCGGTGGATTAAAAGGTGCCGATGAAGTGATTGAATCTTATAAGCACGAGGATCCAGACTTTCATCAAGCCGTCGCTGATATGGCTGGTATTGATAGAAGAACTGCGAAAACAATTAATTTAGGCATGATGTATGGCATGGGTAAGGGCAAACTTGCTAGTGAATTAGGATTAGATAGAGATGAAACAGAAGATTTATTTACACAGTTTCACGCTAATGTTCCGTTTGTAAAACAGTTAATGGAACAAGCAACTCGTAAGGCAGAGAACGTAGG